GATAATTCGTGCTGGTGATAAGGTAATTGACGGCTCTTTAAATAGTCAGATTAAACAATTGGCTAATAAGCTAAAATAGCAAAGGTAAAAACGATGCAATTAAATCCATCCGAGATAAGTGATCTTATCAAGAAAAAAATCGAAAACTTCGATACAGACGTAGAGGCTAAAACAGAAGGCACAATCGTTTCTTTAACAGACGGCATAGCTAGAGTACACGGTTTATCAGATGCTATGCAAGGCGAGATGTTAGAGTTTCCTGGTAATACTTTTGGTATGGCGCTAAACCTTGAAAGAGACTCTGTTGGGGTTGTTATCATGGGCTCATACCTGCACCTTTCAGAGGGTGACAGTGTAAAGTGTACAGGCCGAATTTTAGAGGTGCCAACGGGCGAAGCCTTGTTAGGCCGAGTAGTGGATGCATTAGGGGCACCAATCGATGGCAAAGGAGCCATTAATGCTGAGTCGTCATCACCAGTAGAGCGAATTGCACCAGGTGTGATTGCGCGCCAATCAGTGGACGAACCAGTACAAACAGGTTTGAAATCAATTGATGCAATGATTCCATTGGGTCGTGGCCAACGCGAGCTCATCATTGGTGACAGACAAACTGGAAAAACAGCCATTGCGATTGATGCGATTATTAATCAAAAGGGCACAGGTATTAAATGTATCTATGTAGCTGTTGGTCAAAAGCAATCCTCTATAGCAAACGTCGTAAGAAAAGCTTCCAATATCGTAGCAGGCGGTGAAGAGAGCGGTGGCAAGGCACAAGGACCTAAAGAAGATAACGCAGGTAACGTAAATGTACCAGGCGGTAAAGCATCTAAGTCAATGAGCAACAACTCAAAAGGACACGGTGCTGAGAAAAAAGGTTCAGGTGAAACTGGCACTAACTCGAAAAGTCTAATGGGATCATAAACGAATGTTTAACCTAACAGAAACACTATCATTTGACCAAGCACAGATGGTAGTTGAGTCAACCGATAATCCTAACGGAGGCAAAGACCTTTATATGAAGGGAATTTGCATACAAGGCGGTGTGCGTAATGCTAACCAACGTGTATATCCTGTAAATGAAATCGGACGGGCTGTTCAAACACTCAACGACCAGATTCAAGGCGGTTATAGTGTGTTAGGCGAAGTTGATCATCCAGACGGACTTAACATTAACCTTGATCGTGTATCTCATATGATTACTCAGATGTGGATGGACGAAAATAATGGGTTAGGAAAATTGAAAATCTTACCAACCCCAATGGGACAATTAGTTAAAACAATGCTAGAAAGCGGAGTTAAACTAGGCGTTTCATCTAGGGGCTCTGGTAACGTATCAGAAGACGGAAGCGGTCATGTTTCAGATTTTGAAATAATTACTGTGGATGTCGTTGCTCAGCCAAGTGCTCCAGGTGCTTATCCAACACCTATTTACGAGCACTTGATGAACACTAAAGGCGGCTACAAGGCATTTGAGCTTGCAAGAGCTACAAAACACGATAACAAGGCACAAAAATATTTAAAGGAATCGTTGATTAATATAATCAACAAACTCCAATAAAGAGGAGAAAAACATGTTGGATGCACTTAAACAACTTTTTGAAGGAGCCGGACTAAGCGAAGAAGTCTCTGCTGAAATTCAAGAAGCTTGGAATAGCAAGATTAAAGAAAATCGCTTGCAAGTGACAGCCGAACTACGTGAAGAATTTGCTGAAAAGTATGAGCACGACAAGCAGGTTATGACCGAAGCAGTTGATTCTATGATCTCAGACAAACTAGCTGAAGAAATTTCAGAACTAGCTGAAGATCGTAAGCAACTAGCAGAAGCAAGAGCAAAGTATGCAGTAGCAATGCGTGAAAATGCAGACTTACTGAAAAACTTTGTTGTTAAGCAATTGGGTTCAGAAATTAACGAACTTCACGAAGATCAAAAAGCAATGGCTGACAAATTTTCCAAGTTAGAAGAATTTATTGTAGAAGCATTAGCTAAAGAAATTGGTGAATTCTATGAAGATAAGAAAGATTTAGCTGAAACAAAAGTACGTTTAGTACGTGAAGCTAAAACCAAGTTTGCAGAAGTTAAGAAAACTTTTGTAGAAAAGAGTACTAAAGCGGTAGCGGAAGCAGTTGAGAAGGGTCTTAAGAAAGAGATTTCAACACTGAAAGAAGATATCGAAACTGCTCGCAGAAATGATTTCGGACGTAAACTATTTGAAGCGTTTGCAAACGAATATCAAAATAGCTACTTGAACGAAAAGTCTGAAACAGCAAAACTACTTAAAGTAGTAGAGCTTAAAGACAAGCAATTAGCTGAAGCAAAAGCGTCTGCTGATGAAAAGGCACAACTAGTTGAAAGCAAAGATGCAGAAATTAGACGTGCAAAAGATCATGCAACACGCACAGCTACCTTAAATGAATTACTAGGTCCACTTAGCGGTTCACAAAAGGAAATCATGAACGACTTACTGGAATCAGTACAAACAGCGAAGTTAACTTCGGCGTTTGAAAAATACTTGCCTAGCGTAATGGCTGGCAACACTCCAGAAAAGCAAAAGGCAACACTCACTGAAGGCAAAGAAGTAACAGGCAACAAAGAAACTATCGATAGTGACATCAGCAAGCAAGGCTCGTTCACAGAGAACGTAGTCGACATTAGACGTCTTGCTGGAATTAAATAAGGAGAATATAATGTCAGAACTATTAACAGGACGCTGGCAGGATACAAAAACAGCACTTCTTGAAGGCCTTTCAGGCAACAAAAAATCAGTGATGGACGTTGCTTTGGAAAACACTAAGAAGTACTTAACTGAAACAGCATCGGCAGGTGCTACTTCAGCAGGTAATGTTGCAACTCTTAACAGAGTTATCCTACCCGTTATTAGACGTGTAATGCCCACAGTTATCGCAAACGAGATTGTAGGCGTTCAACCAATGACTGGCCCAGTTGGTCAAATTCACACTCTACGTGTACGTTACAGCGACACAGCTGATGACGCAGTAGCAGGTGAAGAAGCACTATCACCATTCAAGATTGCTCTTGGATATTCAGGTGATGAAGCTGGCTCAGACGCAGGTGCGGCAAACGCAACAGGAGCTCTTGAAGGTACAGCTGGTAACAGACTAAGCATTCAGATCTTAAAGCAAACTGTAGAAGCGAAATCCAGAAAGCTATCAGCTCGCTGGACTTTTGAATCTGCACAAGATGCACAAGCTCAACAAGGCATTGACATCGAAGCTGAGATCATGGCTGCTCTAGCTCAAGAAATTACCGCTGAAATCGACCAAGAAGTTCTTGAATCACTTTACAGTTTAGCAGGTTCAGCTGAATCAGACGTACAGTTTGACCAGGCTGCCGTTTCAGGTACTGCTACATTCGTAGGTGACGAACACGCGGCACTAGCTGTTATGATTAACAGAGCGGCAAACAAAATTGCTCAAAGAACTAGACGTGGTGCTGGTAACTTTGCAGTTGTTTCGCCACACACTCTAACTGTACTACAGTCTGCAACAACTTCAGCGTTCGCAAGAACAACTGAAGGTTCTTTTGAAGCTCCAACTAACACTAAGTTTGTTGGTACTTTAAACAGTGCAATGAAAGTATATGTAAACTCATATGCTTCAGACAGCAAAGACGTACTAGTTGGTTACAAAGGCTCAAGCGAATCAGATGCGGCGGCATTCTATTGCCCATACATCCCGCTAATGAGCTCAGGTGTTGTACTTGATCCATCAACATTCGAACCAGTCGTATCATTCATGACACGTTATGGTTATGTTGAGCTATCTAACACAGCGTCATCACTAGG